TCTTGTAAGGACTGGACAACTTTTTCTAGTCTTTCTAATATGGCAGCGTTAACACCTTGGTTATCCATCAGACATTACGGACAGCAAAATCTAGGGCAGATTGATAAGATGCAGCGTCTTTGTTTAACATGTACTGGAACTGTTGCTTGTACTCGTCCTTCTCTAGACCAGCATAACATGCAGCAATTCTTTTTGCTGAAAAATTATCTAAATTTTGTGTTGAACCATCCTTGAATTGGATTTTAGCAAAGTGTGTCTCGCCACCTGGGTTTAATTCTTGTGTTGCTACGTCAAGTGCAACTTGTATTACATCCTGATTTTCATTAACCATAGTTTCACCTTCAAATTCTGTTGAGTTGTTCAATTTTGTTAGTTTTTTCTGTTGAGTTGATGCCTTCTTCTTAAAGTCTTGAAGACGTGCCTTCATAAGGACATCCATTTCCTTAGTCTTATCCATCATGGACTTCTTAGCACTGTCCTTTCTGGATTGAAGTTGCTTCTGACGCTTCAACTTCTTCATCTGACCGATTTGCTTCTGTGCTCTCTCAGTATTAGATGGAGCTGCTTCGGAAATTTGTTTTTCTTCTACTTGTTCCTTTTTCATTTTTCTTCTATTAATGCGAGACATCAATTCTTTAGCACCAGATGTACGACCATCAACTTGGTCTTGGTTGCCTTTTTTATAACGTCTGTGTTGTCTAGGATTGACTACTACGAACGCTGGTGGTAGTGCTAATCCAGAACCATCTCCAGCCTTCATATCAAATTCAACTCCTTTAAACACTCAGTATTTACATCTTTATTTAGTGATAGAGGAAGTCTGTCAAGAAATAACAGGAATGCCTTCATCACTGGCCAGTAGTTCTTCTCTATTTTATAGAAGAGTAAAGGCGTTGCTGCGTCACCAAATACATTATACAACAATATAATATGATTAAGTATTAGATGTTTTTTAAGCTCTCCCGTAGTTTCAAACCTACGAAAGAGCCTCTTGATGTATTTGAATTTTTTTATATCCTCCTCAAAGTCAGCATATGTAACTGACTGAGGATTATTATAATTTTTAATAGCAAAGATAGTCCAGTTATCTGGAGTCAATTCATCAAACTTCATTTACATATTAAGTAACGGTTAGGGTTGCAGCGTTAGATGTTACGGGTGTTGCACCTTGTGATGTTCCAACCACACATCTGTACTTGTTACCATTATCACCAGCTGCTGTTGCTGCTGTGGTATATGTAGCAGTTGTTCCACCAGAACCTGTTGAAACATTAGTATAGTTAGTACCATCTGTACTTACTTGCCACTGATATGTTGCTGTAGCACCTACGCCATTTACATTAACTGTAATGTCTGAAGCACCACCATATGTACCAGTTCTGCTTAGTGTAATTGTATCGTTGTCTGTGTATCCACCACCTTTAACTGTCATTGTAGGTGTGGCAGAACCATTAGCAGCAACTACGACTGATACCTTGATGCCTGATCCAGTACCACCTGTACCTGTAATTACATATGTACCAGCAGTTCTTCCTGCTGTAGCACCAGCGTTGGCAGCACCGTCAATCGCAGATGCTTCACCTGTTGGTGTACCAGCAACTGTGAACTGAGCAGTGTTGGTTGCAGCAACTGATGCGTTAGAAGGATTAGTTGTAGTAACTGTGGATAAGAAATCACCTGCAAGTGTGTCATCTGCCTGTGTCTCACCAGAGTTTGCTTCACCATTAGCGATGAAGATTAATTGTTCTGCCTTGTGACGTGGGTTACCTGCACTATCGTTATAAGTGAAGTATGACCACCAACCAGGAGCATTCAATCCACGTGCTTTATTCTGTGCAAGTGCTGCTTCTGTTTCGTCAATATAGACGATAGTTTTTGTTTGTGAACTCGCAGCGACACCAATACCAGCTTTGGTTTTATTGGCATTACTGTCGTCCTTACCATAAAGTGACATTGAGATGCTCCGTTATTAAGATTTGTCTATACTATATTTATTCAAGTAGTGCTTTCTCTAGTGCTGCGACTAGTTGATCATCTACTTTGTTACCTGATTTGGCAGCTGCCTTCTTAAGTAGTCCAATAACAAACTCCTTAAGTTTATCTTCTAGATCTTCTGGGATCTTGTCTACTGCTGCATCAATAATTTTGATGGCGAATGGGAGTAAAAATTTAGTCATAATTAAAACAATATTGTTATATTATATAGTGTTATATTTATACCAGTTTATGCTGGTACACAATTTGGTACAGATTTACCACCTTTCATCTTAGTTCCTTGAGCTCTGTAACCCTTCCAACATGTCTTCTTTTTAGGGTCTCTACCGATATTTCTTTTTGCTTGTGCTAATGAACCTTCTACCTTTAATGTTTTTGGATAATCCTTATCACCTTTCTTTGCAGGTTTCTCTCCTCTCTTTCTCTTAGCATGAATGTTGTCCCAAAGTCCACGCTTTCCTTCGTCAACATTGTCTTCTTTGACAAGCATACCATCCTTACCTACCTTCGTACCTTTTGGTATAGGTTTGCACTTTTTCTCATCAAAACAATAGTAGTTACCTTCACTACAAGATTCCTTGCCTTCCTTAACACCCAATGCTTTATCAGGTTTCTCAGGGACTTGTGGCATTATCTTTAATGTAGTACCCTTCTTCAATTTTAGTTCTTTTTTAGCTTTGATCTTAGCAGCGTAGCCAGAATCTTCTCTAAATTGCTTAAGGTTTTTCATGTTTGATTCTATCTTTTTTTCTTAAAGGAGTTCCTTTAGGATCTCTTTTTAAATCACGCTTAATTTGTTTGAGTTTCTTTAGATGTTCACGAATCTCTCTTCTTTCCATAGTATGACATAATCTTAGAAGTCATCTTCTTAGCTTCTGACTTCCATTCTTCAGTTTTCACTTCCTCTTTATGAGGTATTGTATTACCATCCTTATCTTTTTCATGATGCTCTTCTATTTCAGCAAATAGATTCTCAATCTCTTCCTTCTTCATTCCTTTCTTAGCCATCGCTTTCTTGATAGCTTTATCTCTAGATCCAAAGTACTCGTCCTTACCTGACTCTACCTTGCCATCTCCATCATAATCTTTCTTTGCTTTCTTTTCTTCTAACTGCTCACCTTCTGGTTCAAAACCTGCTTTAACACAGTTGTCAACAGTCTTTCCACCTTTCTTCTTAGTACCTGCAAGTTTGTATCCTTTCCAACATGCCTTACCATCAAGACCTTTTGCCTTTTCAATGACGTACATTTCGCCATCAATTTCAACTTGTTCCTTAGAAACCAAAGTCATGTTCTTTAACTGAGCACCATGTGATTGTGGTTGACCAGTTGACATAGATCCTTGTCCAATTGTCATTGTACCCTTGAGAGCAACAGGGGGTTCACCAGGATTTGCATTTGATTTGGGGTCTTTTTGACTACCATCATCAGAATTTACAACACTTGGAGTAGGAATAGCACCAGACTTATCGTACTCTATAGCAGGTAACTCACCGATAGCAGACTTAAATGCTGCACCAGTTCCACCACCTTGCTTCTGTCCCGTAGGAATTTCTTCCTCTTTAATGTTGGAACCTTGGAAGCAATCGCCACCCATCCAGTTCTCATACATCTTCATCAAATTTTTTGAATACTCGTCATTTGCGGTGACAGTATTAACGGCTCTCTGTTTATCCATTTTATACTTTTAGACAGTCCTCTAGGTTCTATTTATATCTCTAATATCCTTTACCCACGCACGGAACATTTCACCATCCTCAGTAACACATATAACATAGTTAACACCTGACCTATGAATCTTACCTTTCTGTCCAGTGATGGCATTCATTACATAGTCACCCTCAACAAACACTTCCTTCTTACGATAGTGTTGTCGTAGTGCTTGCTCACGTAGTTTTCTAAAATTTTTCATTTAGCATTTCCACTTCCGTAGTGCTAGTGCCTTACGGGTTGGTCTTCCTTTCTCGTCTTTCATAGGTCCTTTGACCCCACCCATGCGAGCACAGAAAGATCTTTTTCTAGGTCCTCCACCAGGTTGTGGTGCTTTTAAATCACTACCAGGATTCTCACGTTCATAAGACTTGCGACCCTTTTCATTGAGTCCACCAGATTTATTCTTACCTTCTTTACGTTGCCAAGCAGATTCTTGGAAATCTTGAAATGTTTTCATTTAAAATTTGCTGGTAAATTTAATGCAATTTCTACCATCAAAGCGTGGCAGTCTTTATCATTCAGTGTTTTTGGTATACCTGCACGAAATGCTTTGAAGTCACCAGCAAATGCTGCTCTTCTCATCTTAGTACCAGATACTGCAAAGGTATCACCATCTGCATCTCTACTACCAGAAGATACTATTTCTAAAGCACGAAATGAAAAATCTTTATCATTGCCATTGTATTTATGTAACCATTGCATCGCAGCGACCCTATCAGATCCTACCATAAACACCGCTTCATCGTATCCTCCCATCATCAAGTCTTGCATAATAGCAACTGGTTCTCTAGGACCGCTATAAAACTTACCTTTATGCTCTGGAAACATTTTAGTTATCCAAAACAATTTTCTATCTGGTGGAAGAGGGTTAGTGCCCTTAGCATCATGACTTTGGGAAATGTATATACGATAATCATCTGCACCAGCTGCTTTCTTTACACCAGCAAAGTTATCTTTATGTCCAGAGGTAGGTGGTTGAAACCTACCAAATGTAAAATAACATCTTCTACCCTTTAACGCCATTGTTTTGCTAAAGTAAAGTTAATATAAGAGAACTCTAAACGGTTAACAAACTTAATCATATCACCATTTCTATGTAGTACATACCCTTCAGGTCCTGTAACTTTATATCCCTTATCAGTTTGAGCAAATGTTTTAAAAGTTTCTAGATGATCTAGTTTATCAATAACCATTTGTTTAACTATTTGTAGTTCTTTGTAGAGATTAAGCATTGACTTAAATTTATATACATTATCTCTCAAATAATTCTGACTATTATGTACTAACTTACTCTTCTGTGCCTTAGTTGATGCTGTTTTAATCTTATCAAGCATCGCTGTTGTTTTATCATAGTAAAAATTATAAAGATTTTCAAATGCTGTATCGGCATTACTAATAGTACGTGCTGCTTTTATTTCTGCATTAAAAAATGGTTTTAAATATGATGCTACATGCCATTTTTCATCACCTGTACTACCTGTATTTGTAACCAACTCATCTAAAAAATCACCACACTTCTTACACATTGCTTCTATGTCTGATACATGCTTATCAAATTTCATTTCTTCTGAATGATTTAATCCTACCTTATGCATTGGTGTATCATTATTAATTACAGCAACATCAGAATTATCTTTAAAATTAGTAGCAGCTCCTGCTCTTGCTGACATAGTAGACAAATCATATCCATCTCTTTCACCCCTATAATGAGTATGAAATACCACTCCAATCTTTGCTTTTGAAATTCTCTTACCAATATCATGGTCTATAGGAATACCATAGGTAATAGTATTAGGTCTAAAAGTATAAAGTTTCTCACCATGCACACTCTCTTTCTTCACAGTAGAAGCAGTAAACATTAAATCACCCTGTATGACACCCGTTATACCAATATTTCTAAAGTATTGAAGAGACATCTTTAATTTCTCTGCTAGATCTCCTTTATACCCAAAATTATCAACATCAGATTCTGTGTAACATATTTTTGGTTCTGTTTTATTGAAAACAGACTTAGTTCCTACAAAAAATAATCCATTTGCAGGATCTTTACCACACACAATTGATGGTGCTCCATCCCACTTAGTCTGCATGTAACCTGTACTGTTATCACACCCAAGCATCTTACGTAATTCTTGTAAAAATCCAACAGCTGCCTTACATCCCTCAACACCATAGTTGAGCATCTCATCTTCCAAATGTTCTAAGTGTTTTAGTTGTGTTACATTAGCCATTATGATGATACCTTTAAAAATGGTGCTGACTTATCTGTTCTAGAAGCAGCATACTGATACAATCTACTTGAAACTTCATTTCTTTCAGCACTATTTCCATTCATTACAATATCAATTACCTCCAACCCAAGAAATTTAGAGAATTTCCACTGATGTTTTTTAGCACGATCTTTATTATCTGCACTCTGAACTCTCTCCATAGTAAGAACTTCTGATAACCTTGTTTTACTAGGATTTCTATGCTTATAAAGGTTTCCTCTATCACCCATCAATAAAACTCCTTGATTTCTATCAGCAAGATCAAAAATCATTTTGTCTAAAGTGTTTCCATGTGCTGCTCTTTTAGCACTATCAACATCATGGTTTCTAAAACATCCATTACCTTCACCATATACAGCCTCAAGAATCTTATTTAAAACACCACCACCAACTCTTCCTCCTTTAGCACCATCACCAAAGGAACTTCCACCTGTAATTTCTCCTTGCCAAGTATTACCTTTACCACTAGTATCTCTCATCTGCATTTTAAATCCTTGCCCATCAAAATAAGTATCAATAGAACCAAACATACTATTAGCACCACAGGAAACAAAAGATTTACGTGGTCTTGCTTCACCCATATTAGTTCTTTCTATCCTTGCTGTGCTTGCTGTGACTTTCTTTAAAGATACACCAATTAATTTTTTTTGATTTACTAAGTCCATCAACAAACTATTCCAACCTGCAAAGTATTCTTCAAATGTTGTTAAAGGTGATGATATAGAACAGTCACATAACCATATATCTGCTGGAGTCCATTTATTAACATCAGCAAAAGGTTTTTCCTCTCTATCATTTACAACTTTCCAGTGATCATTAATTGCTTGAACAAACTTATTACCATGATACCAATGGAAACCAGTATTTCTGTATCTTACATCAGCATATAATGCATTAGCGGTGCGAATACTAGACTGCATCCAATCAGGATTATCCATCAGATATTGATGAATATCCTCCATACTTTCTTTAGTTTCAACATGATTACGAACACTCTTAAAATCTTCTAAAGTGCATCTATAATCATCTTGTATGGGTCTATTCAAACTATATCTAAAAGCACCAACCCAACAGGCAGCACCTTCAAACAAATCAGTGTTCTCTGCACCTGCACCAGAACCACCTGTGCTACCAAACTCGGTTGTTTTTACTAAACCAGTAGGAGCAATCTTATATTCTTTAGTATCATTACCAGATACTTTTAATGCAGTTAATATTTTACCCTCGTTACCCCTCTTTTGATACCTTTTAACAAAAGAATCTCCACTACCAATAGGATCATCAAAATCAAGTTTGCCATCAACACAATCTTTCATATCATTCAATACATCAGAAGAACATGTAATGACAGCATTAGGACCAGCAGCACCAGTAACAGGAACTGCTCTCCTTTGTTCTATAATATTAATAAGAGTAGCTAATCTCATTTGCCCATCACGAATATCACCGTATTCAGCAAATGACATATTGTTAGCCATACAACTAGACTATTACTTTCTGTATTTAGAGTCTAACGATCTCCTTTTGCTCTGACTTCAGACTTTTCTACAGAAAAACTACCACCAGGATATCTCTTCTCTAATTTTTTTACATTACCTTTGACGACATCATCAAAATCTACACCTAATGCTATACAAGCATTAGCTACGTACCACATAACATCACCCAACTCAATAATAAGATGTTCTCTATTGTCGTCATTCCAAGGCTTACCTTGGAAGACCATCTTCTTAACGATCTCCAAGAACTCTCCAGACTCAGCAGCAAGGCCAACACCAGAAGTGGTAAGACGTTCAATATTGGCACCTTCTCGGTTAAGTTCAACCAGACGATCAGAAAGATCGACAAAATCTTTAGAACAATCGGATGTGACAGCATCCACGAACTCCTCGTATCTTTTAAAATCTATACTCATGATTTAACATCTATTAATTTAGCAGTCTCAATGTCATCACTCTCATCTGCATTAGTATGATGTGTAACCTCTCTCAATGTCTTGAGATATTCTAAGACATGCTCTCTAATTTCCATCAGTTCATCATAGCAACCTTGATTGTGAGCACAACCTCTGAGGTGATGATCAGGTGCTAAGACTGACTCAGTGAACAGAGCAAGTGCTCTGTCATATTTTATAGCAGGAGTCTCTTCTCCTACAGACGCTTGATCCCTCATCAGAATTTAAAGTCGTTAAATTTACCCTTGGATTGAGTCAGTACTTTGACTGTCTCTTGGTTCAGAACAACTTGACCTGAGTCCATGATGTTATTCTGTGCCTCCTGTTCAACATTATACAGTCTCATCTTCGCTCTGTCAATACCTACAACAAAACGTTTGTTAAGTGTAGGATCATAGTATCTATTCTTTAATTGTTTGACCATTATCTGATTCTGTTCCTCCAATTCCTCCGTAGAAATAAGAGCAAACATAAGATCAGCAGTTGCGGGAAGCCCAAAACTTTCGCTTGTATCAGTAAGATCAACATCACTACTACCATAGCCAGAACGAGTCGTCTGAGTAGCGGAGACGATAGGTACATTAGTCTCAACTGCAAGACCACGGAGTTCTTCAGCAATCGCTTTAACATAGGTGTATGAGTTTACTATAGATCCTTTGTACCTCTGAGAGGCACAGATATTTAGATAATCAATAAAGATAATATCAGGTTTGATACTTCTCTTTAATGCTAAGTCATTAATCAAAGACTTAAAGTGTCC